AAGCATCTTAGCATTTCCAACGACGCAACGCTAAAGCTTTTCTTGTTGGTCTACCTTTACTGTCTTTCATAGGTCCTTTGACTCCTGACATCCTAGCACAGAATGAACGCTTTCTAGGACCGCCACCAGGCTGAGGAGCTTTCAGTTTAGAACCAGTAGCACGATTGTACTTAGCTCTACCTTTAGCAGTCAACCCACCCTTACGGGACTTCTCACCTCTACCGAGGGACAGTGATACGGACTTAGCCATTGTTACTTCTTCGGAAACCCACGCTTCATATTAGCGTAAGCTTTAGCAGATATAGTAGACTTCTTCTTACTACGACTAATACCTAGTTTCTTTCTTCTGTTAATGTTTGCGTATAATCCTTTCTTGGGCATAACTATTTCCTCACTAATACTTCTAACATTCTATCTAGTTTCATGTGAACTTCTTTAATTGCTTCCTCTACCTTTGCGATCCGTTCTTCAACCGCTCTATCTCTTTCCCGTTGAGCAGCTAACTCTACCTCTATCTGAGTCATCCGTTTATCACCAAGGTCTAAGCGTTCGATCATGCGTTTAATAATCCACCCGATAACTCCAAGAGCAATAGCTAGAGCGGTGTTCAAAAGACCAGATAGAGATTCAATCATCGTTATCCTATAACTACTACTTTGATGTTTGTAACTGTACTCCAAGCTCTCTGTGCGGGGTTTGCTGACGCAGTAGATGTAGTCCAATCCAAATACCCCTCTAAGAATCTAATAGTAATTTGAGTACTTGTTATATTAACAGCCGAACTCCCGAAATTTCCAACACCTCCCCATCTTTCTCCACATTTTACATCGTGTTCATTACCTGAAGCATCCCTTACATAAACTTGGTACTGTATATCTTCTGTTCCTAAACTATGTGTATAAGTAACATTACTAAAAGCGGTTGGTATACTTGTTGACCAACCTGTGCTGTACTTAGAAACAACACTAGTTACCTGACTATCCACATAAGCTTTAATGCTTTGTTGCGTAGCAAGTGCAGTAGCAGAGTTAGATGTCATAGTATCTTCATCTAGTATTGATACTTCTTCAGGATCACCGTTACCAGCTGTAGTCCTACCGATTACTTTAGCAGTGTTGATATTCTGCATCTTAGCAAAGGTAACAGCATCGTTAATCAGTTCATTAGTGCCGATAGAATCGTTTTGCATAGCAGCTTGACCCACAGCATTAACTTGAATCTGTGTGGCGGTAACAGCACCACTAGCGATCTTAGCTGTAGTAACAGCACCGTTAGCAATGGTCAGAGCAGTATCACCAGTAACATCTCCGGTGTGTGTAGCGTTAGATACCTTCGCTGTATTAGCAGCAACTGCCGAATTATTCGCCACTTCTGTATCAAAGTTGGAGATCGTAGATGCAAGCTGTGTACCTGTGTGGTTAGCTCTAGCCAATAAAGTAGCGTCGCTAGAGTTAGCTGTAGCACCTGTAGTAATACCGTTAAGCTTCGTCTTATCAGCACCTGTCATCACACCAGCTAAACTAGTAGTAGCACCTGCAACCGTAGTATTTGTACCTGTGGATGAAGTGATTTCTACATTAGCAGCAGCTGGTGTATTACCTAAATCTGTATTACCAGCACCACCGGAACCACTAGAAGCTGCTGTAATCCGTCCGTTCTCATCCACTGTAATATCAGTGTTAGTATAAGAACCAGGAGTAACAGTAGTGTGATCTAACTTAGCAGCAGTGACAGCGTCGTCTGCAATATTAGCTGTGTCAATTGGTCCACCTGGAGTACCTGAAGATACTGCAACAGCAATCTGCTGATCTACATAGCGTTTCCTAGTAGCGTGATTATCACTACTTGGATCGGCTCCTGGTAGTGTCAAAGCACCCGTCATTGTGTCACCACTCTTAGATACCTTTGAGTTGGTCAGAGTCTGGTCACCGGATGCACGATTACCTGCTTCAGCTGCAACAACACCATCTACATAGTCCTTATTGGTCAGATCATTAGCAGTGGTAGGAGCAGCAGCTTGTACGACTTTAGCTGGGCTAGTCATGGTTAAATCACCAGACATACTGTCACCAGTTCTAGTTACCTGCTCAGAGTCTCCTGTTATACGAGCAGCTGCTTCAGTGGCTACCTCTCCGTCTACATAGGACTTGTTAGTAAGAGAGTTATTAGACGAAGGAGCAGAGGAAGAAGTGACTTCATTGGAACCCATATCTAGGTTACCTGTCATCGTGTCCCCAGCTTCGTCTACATATCTACCGTCTGCATATCCTTTAGTAACAGCATCTTGTGCGTTTTCCGGATCAGCTAGATTAACCAGCTTTACAGAGTCACCGTCGTAATTACCGTTAGCATCTTTAACTAAAGTCTTCTTACCGCTACCTTCTTCAATCTCTTCGTTTAAGAATAAGTTGTGTAAGTAAGCTAAATCTAAATCTCTCTCTGGCAGTACCGTACCGTTCTTAAAGTCAACAAGCAGGGTGGATGCGTCACTGTCTCTTCTGATTCGTATGCGAGCATTTAGCTCTGGAGCTGTATCAAAAGTGATTGTACCTGCTGATGTGTCTATCGTATAGTCCGCAGAGTCAACTACTTCAAACTTTCCTCCTGTGGTTGTGGAATCGTCTACTCCGACAATGATGTGGTTTTCCTGTTGTCCGGATAGGGTTGCGAAAGTGTAGGCAAAGGAGGTCGTGTTCCCGTCGCCAGTGTAGTCTACATAGGTGTTTGCCATGATAATATATTATTAACTATTGAGTTAGGAGTTCAAGCACTATTGCTAATCCGTAAGTATTTCGAGCGGTGATGGTGGACGACCTACAGGTGCTGGTTTAGTGCCTCTAGTTTGTAGTAAGTAGTATAACGATTCACCTTCTTCATTAATGAACTTGTTTGTAAATCTACTGTCTTCTACTAGTTCCTTTTTAGTCTCGGTGTAGAATTGATTTAAAACACTATTCAGTCTTTTTAGACCTTTATTAATAAAACGCCCAGTCTCAGGGTCTTCTTGAAAACCTAAGCTGTAATCCTTTATCCAATCTTTTTGTTTTATTAACGCTCCTACAGCTTGTTTTATGGTATAGTTTTTTAAACCCACATCTTCACCAAGTTTTACCTTAACCACTTTTCTTTTAAGTCTCTGATCAAAAGCGTAAGATAAAGTCATTCCATCCTCATCTACCCACTCTGTCATCTTAATACCACCAGCTAACATAGAAGGTTTATTTGATAAGTTTTTATGAGTATCAGTTGCTACGATTTTATCGAACTCGCTACGGATCAATTCATCTCTAGGTGCTTGTCTAATAATATTTTGAGTCACCCAATTAGCTGTGCTTTGTTCATCTTCACCTAAACGGTTTGTTTTTAAATTACCAACACCAGAACCTAACACAGCATATACCACTCTATCCCAATAAGAACCACCACGCAGGTCCGGTATTCCTTCTTGATTTATAGTATTGTTTACCTTTCTCGCTTGAGCTGGTATAGGTACATAAGAGGCGACAAGTCTTGATACAGCATTCTTTGTTACATCCCCTTCAAATTTAGCTATCTCTTGTGCAGTCTCTATACCCTGTGCCAGTGGCATTGCTTCAGCTAACTTTTTAAAGGAAGCACCAATAACAAAAGCTAATGTTTGATCCTTAGTTAAAATAGTTTTACCGGTTTCCCTTTCCTCCATTTTGATACGCAACCAAGAAGCTACATCCGCAGATAAAGCTAAAGGAAACGACCAGGGTAAAGCAGCGGAGTAATCCATACCAAACAACCTAAAAGATTCTAATTTATTATTCTTTCTTTGATCAGGCGTTAACCACTCTAAAGAACCCGTTGCCCCATAGTAAAGAGCAGCCATACTACCTAGTCCTAATAAAGAAGTAGACACCATAGCATCAGTTAATAACTCTTCGTTGTAACGCAATCTGCGTTCAGCTGTTTTATCACGCCTTTCAGTTAGGTTTTTAATCCTATCTCTAGCTCCTTTTATTTTTTCTGGGTCATCTAACTTCTTAAGTAAATCGTATTCAAATCTTAGTTTTGTTTCTAACTCCTTTAACTTTCTACTGAATGGGTTAATCTGTCCTCGTAGAAATGGTATTTTAGATAAACTTCCTTGTGCTAATACTTGTGCTGGAGCTACGACTAATTTTCCCCCTCTGTATATCGATCTCATAGGTACTCCTATATAAGGAGCGAATGCGTCTATAAAAGCACCCGTAAGCCCTCCATCGTTAACCTGTTGTTTGAGGAAGTTTATAGTAGCTTCTAAAGGGTTTGACGGCATATCTTCTAAATCTCCATCAGCTGCAAATAATAATTCTTCCTTTATCTGATTGATCTGATCTTCAAATTCAGTTGTTTCTTTTAAGACTAACAACCCGTCGCTTTCTTTCCATTGTGCGTTGTATAACTCCTGAGCCTTTGCTTTAGCTTTTTTAGGGTCATTAGGAAACTCTAGAATAGCTTTCTTTTGTGCTCCTGAATAAATCCTACTTTTATATAATTGTCTTTTAAAGACTGCGTCTACGGATTGTATACCACGCACACCTAAAGATAATATATAAAATAAGTCACCGTTTTTTACGAAACGATTAAAAACATTAGATACATTCTCGATAGCTTCAGCTCTTCTTTTAGCGGATGTGTAAGCTCTAGACACCAAAGAATGAGTTCCTCGTGGTGATTTTGAAACACTCATTTCATCCGACAACTTACCCGCCCTATTGTCAACAGGGGACGCATTTTCTACAAAAGTTCTACGAGCTTCTGTCCACAAACCTTTTAAATCTGTTATAATTTTAACAGCTGCTGCTACATCCGCTAAAGCTAAGCGTGTTCTTACAGGTAATGAAGTGTTATCAGCGTTATATATAAAAGTGGTTATAGGTCGAAAAATTTGTTTATATATAGCACCAATACCAGTAGGAAGCCCTGCAAGTACTGAAGGTATCTGATCGATTAGAGCTTGCTGTCTAAGCGATTGTATAAAACGCCAGCTTCTCGTTATTTGGCTAGATGTATCTGCTTCTAATTGTTTATAAAGAGCATCTTCTATTTCTTTAAATAATCTAGCGTTTAACTGAGCATCTTCGATTTGTTTCCTAGCTTTGTCTAAGTCAGCTATCTTCTGACGCATCCTAGCTTTAGAGTCTGCTATCTTCTTTCTAAGCTCTTGTGATCTAGCTGGTTTAGTAGGTCCTTTAGGAGTAGGAGTTACTTCAGCTCTTACCTCGCCAATAACACTACGACCTTCTATATCAGCCACTCTAGCTAGTTCTTTCTCTAGATCAGCTACAAGTTTAGCTTCTTTCTCAGCTTCTTTGTAAAACTTTATTTTAGCTTTTAATTCCTTTAGCCTTGGGTCTTCTTTCTTTTTCTTAGGTGCTAAGCCAGCTGCTGCTTCTTCCTCATCTATCTCAGCAAATCTTTTCCTTAAACCGTCTAACTCACCTTCAAGTTTTTCTCTTTTCTTTTCATAAGCTTTGCGTAGTTGTTCAGCTCTGAATTCGTCTGACATCTCAATTCTAGCACGGTCTATCTCCCTGACCCTGTTACGCATATTCTTACGCAAGAATGCTATATCTTTATTCAACTCTTCGATTCTACCTGGTGCTTTCTTTGGTCCCGTAGGTTTAGGTGTTATCTCTTCTCGTTGCCTACCTAGCGGTCCCGTCTCAACTTCTAACAACCTAGCCTTCTCAGCTTCAAGTTCCTTAATCCTTCTTATTTCATTCTGAGCTTCCTTATAGAACTTAATCTTATCTTCTAATTCTTTTACTCTAGGGTCTTTGTCTTTGGGTTTCCCAGGTACAAGTTCTTCAGGTTCTCTTCCGAAAGTTTCTCTAAGTTCGTCTAATTCTGACTGTAGTTTAGATAACCTACTATTAATAGC